CGAAACAGCAGACTCAGGCAAAAACTCCAAAGGTGCCTTCAACGTCAAACGACCAGGAACAACCCGACTCGACTGCACCTCCACCTTCACATCCCACACCGGAATATCAACAGCAAGAACCTCACGCCCACGAACCGAATTCACACGCACACCCACACCCGCAAAATGCAAGTTAACAACATCAGGTCCACTTCTCATGCTGGCATACCCGCAATCTGGCTGAGAAGCTCAAGATATGTCGTTTCCTGCCACCCCGCCCCAAGATGCGCCCAGTCCTCCCACCTCAGAATGGGAATAGCACCCGAAGCTGAGAGCAGACTCTCAGTCCATGACACGTCAAAAACGACACGGCCAAGACGGCCACGCGACCTCGATACCGAATTCACGATCACGCACCTCAAAGGAACGTTCTCAGTCTTAACCGCCGGACCAATAAACACCGGACCAACAGACTCCAGAACCCCCACAACCTCCAACGCGGACGCTTCATTCAACGCAAGAATCCTCGACTTGCCAGAAATCGGCTTCTTACGCAAAGACCACCGCGCGTACCCTACCTCGGAAATCGCGACATCAGACTTCCAATCCGTCTCATCCGAATTATTGACCAGCAACGCCCCCGAAGCACCCAGCCCGTTCGAATTCATCACAACCGCACCACGCTTATCCGAAGCATTCGGGCGAACCAATTCCACACGCTGACCACCTACCAGATAAACCGTCACCTCACCCGGAACCGCGAGCGCGTCCGAGACGATAGTGGGGTTGGTGGAGGTGGCGCGGTTTAGGATTCGCCCGTTTTCGGTTTCGATGTCGATATCGTTTGTGGAATAAAACGATGGCAAGCCGGTGTGGGTTGCAATCCATGATTTCAGCATGTGGTTTTAGTCCTTTTCTGCTCAGATTCCGTTAAGAGCCCTCACTTGTTCTTCTTCGAGGAATGCTTTGAATTCACGTTCTCCGACTTTGAGGATCATCGTCTCCGGGTATCGACCGACGGCGAGCGTGTTGTTGGTGTTCCCGAATGTTGCAGGTTGGGCGTTCGTTTTGCCGATTTCGCGCGTGAACTTGTTTAGTTGGCGTTTGATTGGTTCTTGTTCTGCTTCTAGTGACCTTCGGAAGCCTCCCATGATGCGACGGCCTGCATCGACGAGTAGGACATCATCGACTTCTTTGGGGCCTTTCCAATCAGCGATTGAGCTGGTTAATCCCGTCAGGAAGTCTTTCACTCCGCCGATTGCGCTGGCCAAGCCGTCAATGAGGCCGCTAATGATTCGGCTACCAGCGTCTAGGAGCCAGCTGCCCGCGTTGGAGAAGATGCCGATAATCATGTTCGGGATACTTTCGAAGGCAATACGCAAGGCACCTTTGATAAGCCCCCTCACGCCGTCAACAAAGCCGTTGAACATTTGCTTGACTCCCGTCCAAGCCATGCTCCAGTTGCCCGTGAATACTCCGACTACGAAGTTAATCAGGCCTTGGAACATTGTCATAAGTCCCGTGATCACTGGCATGAGCGAGCCAATGATCGCTGAAGCTAAAGCAATGACTGGAGTCAAGACTGCGGTAAACAGAGCCACCAGCGGAGGCAGTATCACGCTTATCAACTGTAAAAGCGGGGTAATCAACTGCAACGCGCCTTGAACGAGTTGCACGATCACGCCGACAATCTGCAAGAGAACCGGAGCCAACGCCTGCGCTAATGCCATAATCGGCGGCATGATCGCCTGAACAATCTGCATCAAAACAGGCATTGAATCGGCGATCACTTGACCGATTTGTGTAATCAACGGAATCAGCAACGGCAACAGTTCACCGATGAATCCACCAATTCCGCTGATCAACTGTTCGAGAATCGGAGTCAAAGCAACAAGCGCCTGCCCAATCGAATCGCCGATCACACCCATAGCTTCACCGACGGTTCTCAGAAGCACGGAGAACACCGGTGCCAACGAACTTGCAACCTCGCTCAGCGACCCCAGAACCCCGTCCAGCAAACCGCCCAATGCGGATTGCAAACCGGGGCTTGCTGAAATCAACCCAGCGAACGCGCCAACCAGTAGTCCGACAGGCCCACTCAAGCCGCCGAAGACTCCGCTCAAGTATGGGAGCTTTGCCAACAGTGGGCCTAATGCTCCAAGAACCCCGCCGATCACAGGAGCCAAAGCGCTCAGTCTCCCCGTAAACCCTCCAAGGTCACCGGAAGAAAATGCGCTAATAACTCCCGCGATTTTCGAACCCACCGAATCAATAATCGATTTAATGCTCTCAAAGACCGCGTGAATCTTATCTGCGCCGATCGCTTGAATGATCTTCGCGTTATTGCGCTTAATCGCAGTCCCAACATTCATCAGAGCTGTGCCGATACCGTCGGTCGCGTCCTTCGCCTGATCAGCAAACGACGCATACCCCTCAAGACCTTCAGAATTCAGCTTCAAGATCGCATTATTGAAATCATCAAACGAAACCGCCCCCGACTGCATCGCATCATAAAGCGCCTGAGAATTCGCAGTCGGCCCCAACAATGCTTTGGCAATCTGGTTCAACTGACCTGGCATAACTTCCTGCAAAGTTCGCCAGGACATCAGGTCAACCGACCCCTTACCCAACATCTGCGTGTACTGAGTCATCGCACGCGACGCTTCAGCCCCGCCCTTGCCTCCCGCGAGGAGCGCGTTATTTAATGCCAACGACAACTCGGTCGCCTCACCCAAACCATTCGTGAGAGGAGCCAAGCGTTGCGTCGTACTTGCAATATCATCCAACGTTATCGGCAGACCTTGAATACCCTCATCCAGACGCTTCAACGACGCAGACGCTTCATCGGAGGTGTATCCGAGATTCACCATGACCTTCGGGAAATTGTTCAGCGTATCAACGCGAGAAATCGCTCCCCCCACATTCGCGGCAATAGCGGCAGACGCTGCAACCAACGCCCCCTTAACAAGCCCCGCCGCTGCTTTTCCGGCCTGCGCGATCGTGTCCCGCATCTTCCCAGCCATTGAGGTCACAGCCCCAACAACGCCCCGCATACCCGTAGACGCAGCATCGCGGAGCAAACCCATGCCCGACGCCATGCCCGACGCCATTTTTGAACCCAGATCACGAACAAATGGAGCAAAAGGCCCCAGCTTGTTCATAAACTCCACGCCCACACCGCGAGCGCCGATCGCGGCTGATGCGGCCAAAGAAAGGAATTTCGAACGGATCGGCGTAAGCACATTCGAAAGCTTCCCAAACGCTGTTGACGAGACGTTCGCAACTGATGCGCCCAAAGATAGGAACTGCGAACGGATCGGCGTAACCACATTCGAAAGCTTCCCAAACGCTGTTGACGAGATGATCGCGTTCTTCGCGCTTCCCCGCATTTGGGTCACAAACGATTTCATCGAATCCACGGCAGGAATAATCGAAGTAGTCGTCAATCTGCCGATCACGCGCGCAAGGCTGGTCGTTTCGACCGTCGCGTCATGCCCTTCTTTCTTGCCCTCGGCAAAACTCTTCTTCACCTGGTGAAGGCGAGCAACAAGACCAGCCGACGCTTCAGACGTATTCGTCAGCGCTTCCACAACGGACTTCGCGTCTTTCATGCGTTTGCTGGCCTCATTCACCGCTTCAACCGCGAGCGCTTCACGCCTGCGAGCTGCTGCCAACCGTTCTGAGGCGGCAATAGCGCGCGCCGAATTAGCTGGCCCCTTTGCGAGGACTTCGTTCAAACGCGCTTCAGCAACGCGAACGCGGCCTGCTTCGTCCTGTTGCTTCAAACGGGCCTTTGATAGTGCGCGAACTGAATCCACGTATTCGCTCTTCAGTTTCTTAAAACCCGCGCTGTTTGCTAGACCTGCTGTTTCAACAGAAAACGCTTTCTTGCTTTCTCGCCCTAGGAGGCGACCAATCGCAGCACCAGCCCCGCTTGATGCGAAGGCTTTTTTGAATCCCTTCGCCCCGGTTTCGCCCGTCGTTTTCATTTCACGGGATACCTTTGATTTAAACCCCGTCATCACGGGGAAAATCGAAATATGCCCTCTACCAACTTCGGACGACATCAGGACTCACCTTCTCCTTTATTCAGATTTCATTCGCTCGCAAACACAATCGACTCATTCAGACTTTCGAGCGCTTCAGCGACCTCTGCGTCGGTCACCACTTCAATCGACTTCCCGGCTTTTTCCCTGTCAAAGGGGAGCACCTGAGAATCAGGGCCTACGAGCGTTTGCAAGGTGTAGATTTCGGGCCATGAAGCCGGGTAGTCAAACCCCGCACATTCGGCTCCCAACGCGGTCGATTGATCGCGAAGACACGCGATGACAAGGGCGTGGACTTCACGCCACGGCAAATCAGGCTGACCGGCCTGAAACCACGAGACCCCGAATTCTTTACGTAGCGACGCAGGCAAAGAAACGGGGTGCTCACGGTATAGGGCGATCAGCTCAAAGATTCCCCCATCGTCAAACGGGTAATCTTTTCGAACATCGAGAAATACTTTTGCGCGTAATCGATAGCCGAGAAAATGTCTGCTTGATTCAGATATTCCAAATCCTCATCCTTGCCGAGCAATTCCATTAGATGCTTAATCTGCTCAACATCAGATTGATCCTCGAACCCCGTCACCGCTTCAAGCAGGTTCACGCTCAACACCAACGGAGTTTTAATAATGCGACCATCTTTGAAGCGGCCAACAAAGAACCGATTCTCTGAAATCACATACTGAATCGAAT